GGGGGGGATCAAACCACCTACGCTATAGCCTGTCGTCTCAGGGATTTTGGCCTCTCCCAAAATAAAACATTAGAGCTCATGCTCGGCTGGAACGACGAAAAGGCCTTCCCTCCCTGGACACCCACAGAACTCCAAAACAAAATAAAAAATGCCTACACCTACGCACGGGATACGTTAGGAAACGCCACACCGGACGCAATGTTCGCCCCGATAGAACGGAACGAAAAAGCTGGCGGCAATAACCAATTTATCCATGTAAATGACATCGTAAATAATATAAAACCTATCGAATGGCAAATAAAAGATATTCTCCCCACTAAATCGTTTTATGCCACCTTCGGAGATCCGGAAACCTACAAATCATTTTTAGAAATTTCCAGAGGCCTCAGTATCGCAGCCGGCATCCCATGGTATGGCCATTCCGTCAAACAAGGAAGCGTTTTTTACATCTGCGGGGAAGGAAAATTCGGCATCAGTAGACGTATATCCGCCTGGCTCCAACACAACAACCAAAAGGCAAACTCCCTCCCTTTCTTCGTCTCTACCACCCCAACCCAATTAGATGATAAAAAGAATGTCTATAATATAGCAAAATCCATTGAAGCCCTCTCAAAAACCTACGGCCACCCCCAACTGGTATTAATAGACACCCTTTCCAGAAATATGGCCGGTGACGAGAATTCAACAAAAGACATGGCAAACCTCATTTCCAACATCGATTCAATTTTCGGGAATTATTTCAGCAGAGGTTTTGTCCATCACACTGGCCACGGATCAAAAGAACGTATGAGAGGCTCCTCCGTACTCACTGGCGCTGCGGACTGCCTTTTCTCGGTCAGTAGAATGGAAGATGGAAAAATGATGGTAACAAACACGAAGCAAAAGGACGCCGAACGAGCAAAATCAATGCTGTTCAGCAGTGTTATAGTGCCTTTACCCGGCGGCGCGGGAATAATAGTCTGGTGCTGGATCTGGTTGAAGAAATAGATCCAAAAAAGAAAGTAAGAACGGTCGTTGAAGAAAAACAACTGCTCGAACTGCTGAGTTTTGAGCCCAATGGCTTAACTGAGAGCGGTCTTTACGGTATGTGTAAAGCGACGGGGATTTATAAGAGGAAAGCTAACTTTTCGAAAGCGGTGCGGAGGTTGATAGCGGGCGGGGAGGTCGCTGTTATTGGTGAGACTTTGTTTTTTAATGCGGAGAGATAGAAGGAGTTTTTGCATGGGTAAAAACGAATTGTTAACGAGAAAGTTAGCAGAAAGTCGTTTAAAAAACACACTGTTAAACGTAATTGGGTTTTTGAACTGGTTAAGTCGGGTAAATCGGGGAGAGCGGGGGAAAACTGTAAAGCGAATATATTGGGGTATTTATAGACAAATAAGGAAAATTGCACCACTGCACCATAAGTGCATTTCAAGAAATTTTTTTTTTACGAAATAAAAAATGCGAAAGCTTTAAGTAATGAATAACACAAGTAAAATAGATAAAAAAGCAAAAAAATCCGAAAATGCATTGTGCAACACAAAAAATACGTTCAATTTTTGAAAATTTCTTGAAATGCACTTATAGTGCAGCGGTGCAATTTTTGGAAAATGAAGTATTTTCAAAATTTTCAAATATTTAAATGTAACTCTTATTTTATGAAAAAAGCTTGAAATGCACATGAACTGTCAACCGGTCATGTAGGGGAGGGCGCGGGTATTATTATATAATAATACCACGCACGCCACTGACCCAACTTTTTGGGAGAATAACAAATGGGAAAAAAAAGTCACACGCAAAGGACGTTAGCTTACTTTAAGCAAGATGGTTTTAAGTGCGATATGGTTGAAAGGTGGATATCTAATCCTAAACATCCAGGGGGCGGTTTCAGAAAGGATTGTTTCGGGTTCATGGATATTTTAGCAATTGGGGGAGGAGGTATCGTAGCGGTGCAAAGTTGTGGTCAAGATTTCAAAGAGCATGATAGAAAGATAACCGAAAACTCCGCAATTGCTTTGAACGCTTTAGAGTGGTTGAAGTGTGGGGGAGAAATCGTTCTTATCGGATGGCGCAAGGTTAAGGTTAAAAGAGGGGGCAAAGCCCTCCGCTGGAGTCCAAGGATTAAAAAGTATGAGATATCTGATTTTATCTTGTCTTAAAGCCGTGATTTGTAAATTTGAACGAGTTTTGTTGCTTTTCCGGTCTTGATACTTAGAAACCAGTCTTTTTTCGATTCTGTGACCGATAAGAGCGTTCCTTTGACGGTTTCATCGAAATATTGGATAGTAATTTTTTGCCCGATTGTGAAAAAACGTCCGTTTATTTCGTAAGTTTTCATATCAAAAGTCCTTTTTCGGTTAAAAGGTTATGCCACTGAGCGTTTATTTCAGTCCAGTCGGTTTTCGAGTCTGTCCCCCAGTCGAAAGCAGACCAAATGTAGTTTACCGGTTTTGTGTTGGTTAGAAAAGTGTTTATTGTATTGGGGTCGGATAAATTCCGGCAGTCAAGGAAATTTTTTATATATTTTTCCTTTAATTGTGGATGTGATTTTTTGAAAAATTGGGTAAAGAGTGAAATTGAGTTCATTTTTTATCTCCTTATATTCCCGTTCCGGGGCAGCTGTTAGCATTGACCGTTTCTGTTTATGGCCCTTGAGTCAGCTTAGCGGCTACATCTTGATTAAATTGAGCCAACCTTGTATTACATCCATATTGGCATCGACTTTGAATGTTATGCCTTACGTGTTGAATACTGTCTCGGTATAAATGAGAACAGTTAAATTTTTCTCCCGAGGGGGAAAATACCCTTTCTGACATAGAAAGATAACACGGGGTTTCAATTTTGTTTTCTGGGAATCTAATTCCCTGCATAATTCTCTGTTTTTCTGTTATGGTTTCCTGAAACAACCGGTAACTTTCTTCATCCATCTCCAGTTCGAGGTTGTATTTTACATTTTCAAAAAAATCATTTGCAGATTCTTCATTAAACATAAATCTCGGATTTGTTCCCTTATAAACGCTGAAAAAAGTAGCATATACCTTGGGGAATGTTTTTCTAACTTGGCGCATAAAAGAGGGTGCGAGTAAATAATTCTCTTTTGTGAGCGTATAGGTAATGCTAACAGTAGTATATAAACTTGCTTCTTGAATGTGCTGCATAACTTTATTATATGCACCTGACGTACCAGTTATGAAATCAAAATATTTTGGAGATACTGTATCCAACGAAGCTTTTAATCTTTGAATATTTCTGGGTGGTTTAATAAACCCGTTGGTGTTTAAATGAAATCGGACTCCCGGAGTTGAATCTATAAAGTCATACAACCAAGAAACTGTAGAAGGCTCCCCTCCTGTAATATGAATAATGGCATCCCGGTTATCCTCTATAATTTTTTCAAATACTTCTCGCTGCATCTGTTTTTTATCCTGACTGTGATTGCAATATGAACATCTAAAGTTACACTGGTTAGTGATAAATACAGCAACTCTACGAACGGGAACTGGTTTATTATTTTGAAGACAATACACTGTTTCGCGGGCTCTACGTTGAAAATCATCCCAATATTTTGAATGTGTCATTTTATATATCTCCTTGGTTAGGTTATTTTGTTCCCGCATGTTGCGCACCAGAAAGGTTTGTCATTTCTATCCATTATGAATTCCGGTTTCGCGCTTATTACGATGCCGTTTAACGGCAGGTATTTTCCGTTTATTACGCAGTCCATGCATGTCTTGTATGTTAATGTTTCGGTATGGTTTTTACGGTTTATTCGGTATATTCGTTTTGCTGAAAGTGTCATGATTGTATTCTCCTTAGAAGTCGTATTTTAATTCTAAATCATGCAAAAATGCCTGTGCGGATTCTTTGTTGTCGAAAACTCGGATACAAACCATATCATCGATAATTGTCTCCGTGCTTTCTTCGGTCTCCGTGTCGTACTCTTCAATTTCGATCCATATTTTGTATTCTTTTGCCATTTTTTTATCCTTCCGTTGTTTGATGTTATTTAATTGTTTCCTCCTGTTTTCTCTCTCCCATTTCAGCCGATGCACAACGTTCTCCACCCATTGCTCTATTCGATACGTGCGGATTTTGTCACACGTTGCTCTGGAAAATTGCCATTGTCGGCGGTTTTTCATGACGTTACCTCCCGTAAATGTTTTATGTCCTTATTTATAGGATGTAGCCACAATGCTTCTTTTGCATCAATTGCTACGGGATTGTATGGTAGCACAAATTTTGACTCTCTACTGCCCGGCGGTTGCCTGTGTGTCACTCACACAGATAACCAGCGTTTCCCACTCCATTTACGGCAGTATGTTTCATACCGGCCGCTATATATTTTATTACAATTTCCGTCAAATACACTCATTGACGGGCCGTCGTGAAAATTCGTCCCTCGGTATGCAGCATCAACACTAATGTAGCTGACGCAAACGTGTTTTGCCCAGTCTCTGCCATTATTGTTGGAAACATTTCGGCGTGTAACCTCGATAACATCGCCCCTTTCCGGCTCGCACGGAAGTTTATTAATATAATTCATTGTAAATTCCTCCTTTCTTTTTCTGGTTGTCTGTGTGCCACTGCCTATGTATACTGCTACAACCGTGCCAAAATGTAACCTATTGATTTTATTAAGTGTGTGTAATTTAGGTTATAAAATAATTTAATAGTTTGGTAGGTTATTCTGTTTGTATATGCTTGGTATTATTATTATATTAAATTATTTTATAGTTTTATTAAATTATTTAATAGTTTTGTGTGGTTTGAGTGTTCAATAACTGAACACAAAGGAATTGTTTGAGTGTTCAATAACTGAACACAAAGGAATCAATATCAATTGTGTGTATCTATCGTTTATGGTTATTATTGGTTAGTTTTAGTATGTATGAGTTGCCGATCCGGTGGAGCTGGCGCTTTCGCGCTCACGGTCGCAACAATGCGACCAGTCGCAATAATGCGACTCTTTTTCCCCGGTCCGGTAGGCTACACTGGTAAACCGGTTAACTATTATGTATTAGTTAACGAGTTATTTCCTATGTAAACCATTGTTATTGTGTATAATACGGCTTGCAGGACGTTTTGACAGGGGGGGGGTATGGTGCCGGCGGGGGGTGGGGAGAGCGAATCGTCGTTGCCCCGCGACCGGTCGCCCCAGCTCCCAACACGCAACACACAATAACCAAAACCACTCATTAACTTTCACAATAAAAAGTTTATCTGATTCGTGCTTACATTCGCTGAGACATTAATTTTTTCAAAAAATATTTAATTAGTTCTTGACATCTCATTAACTAACCGGTATACTTAACCCATAAACTTAAAAATAAGGAGGACGATATGCTTAAAGCCAGGTCGATGCAGGAAATGGTTTATTTTATTCATGACGAGATAAAGGACGCAGATCTTTTGAAAAAGTTCTTTAAAGCCTACGAGGTCTATAATGACACTTTGTTTAATGTTTGCGTTCAATCGGCCGGCGATGAGGAGGGGGCGGAATTGTATAGAAAAATTCGCTTCAAATGATAAAGGTTGCAAACATTATCAAATCTTAGAAAATGGGCTGTTTCTTGGTTATAGTAAAGATTTTGGGTATGAGGAATATCAACACGCAGAGGTGATTAATATATGACCTGGTTTAATTTTTTGGGATATTGTTCGGACGAAGAAGCTTTAATATCGATCCTGTTTGACTATTTGCTGTTTGTGCCAGATACACGAAGAAGATACCGCCCTGTCGAAGAAGCATTCATAGAATTCAAATACATGTGGGAGTAACCAATGATCTCACTTAAAAGATTAAGGATATTGAAAAAATGGCACTAAAAAATCCTAATCATCCAAAAAAAGGCTCTATAATTAAAGTTGAGCCTTTTAAAACTGAGAAAAGTATTTCGAAGATTAAGAATTTTCTGAAAGATAAACCGCTCGATCTGGCGTTGTTTGTCGTGGGGATAAATACCAATTTGAGGGCCGTTGATCTTTTGGGGATTTGTAATTACCAGGTTGAGGATCTTGAGGTTCCTAAAAACTCAAAAGATATGCCTAAGATACTTCTTCGGGAAAAGAAGACTCAGAAGCCGAGGGTGGTTCTTTTGAACGCTGATGCGGTGAGAGTTATAAATAACCTGAAGAAATGGAAACGGAGAGGTATTGGGCTCGAAGAGGCTTTGTTCTTTGGGCAGCGGGGGCGGGTGACCGTGCCTGGGTTAAACGCGAAAGTGAAAAGTTGGGCTCGGGCTTGTGGGATAAAAGGAAATTTTGGGTCTCATTCTTTGAGAAAGACTTTCGGTTATATGAAGAGACAGAAAGGGGTTGGTTTGCCGGTGCTGATGACAATGTTTAATCATTCCAGCCAGAAGCAAACTCTTGATTACCTTTGCGTTCAAGAGGAAGAGATTAAGGACGCTTATTGGGATGTAATATAAATTTCTTGACAAACTCTAAATCTTAAGATACATATTAATTATTCTATGGAGATCCGTTGCGGCTGGGGGGCTAAAACGGTTCACGAGTAGGAAAAAAAAGAGTTTTAGGCCTAAAAAGCTTAAAACTCTTTTTTTTGTTTAAAAGAAAGTTCTTGACAAACATGTAATTTTAGATATAAAATTTATTTATAAAAGTTTTTAATACTTGTAATCGACCGGGCGGAGCTTTAAAATGTAAGGAAAAAAAGCCATGGCGGCGAAGAAGAAAAGCCAAAAAAAAAATAAAGAGACTGTTTCCACTTTGACATATCCACCTCTTACCAGTACCGGCAAGGCACTGGCCACAAACACTCATCCCAATCTTGCGACAAGAAACTCCAATATAGCCAAAGATGTAACCCGGATGATGTTGGAGGGGAAACCCAAACATGAGATTGATAACTTTATTGCGGGGCAGTACGGGCTTTCGGTTCGTACAGCTACAAATCTTCGGCTGAAGAATAAAGATATCCAGCAAGCCGTACAAGGGGTTGTTGCTCGGTATGCCGAAGAAATAGATGATATAAGCGATAAGTTTATTAATCTTTGTAAAAACGCGGCGAGCGAAAAAGTTCAGTTGAGTGCCATTCAAGAGTTTCATTCTATTTTAAACATTTCTCCTTCTAAACAACCCACGACTATCATGAACAATATTTTAAACGCTGAGGGGGCCAATTTTCAATTGGATAGAGGCACTCTACAAGCGATTGCTCAGTTTGTTACCGGTGGGTCCGGTATGGCAGACTGCGAAGTGGGAGAGATTATAGATGTGAATCTGGAGGAAGACAACTCCTCTGAAAAAGAGGAAGATTTATGGGTTTTACAATAACACCGATTTGTGATAACTGCGATAGCGAAACGACAGCAGCGGTTAAAAAAGATAGACTGCGCTATCGGGTAAAACTGGTTATTGAACTTGATGAATCAACCGGTGAGAGGCGTATTGTTCATAATAATTCGGAATATAAATTGTTTTGTGATGCCGAATGTTTTCTTGAGTATTTGAAAGATCAGTTAGAACCCCACGATCCTTTTATAGCCGCTTGTTTAAAGAAAGGTGTTTAAAAAAAGTGAAAAGTAAAATTATTCTTTCGGTAGCTTTATTATATTTGGGCTTTCTTGTCTTCGGAAATTTTTTTCATAATAATTGGTTAGAATCTGCCACACGTATTACAGTTACTAAAGATACTTCTGGAAATGTTGACGATGTAACTAAAATTCGAACTTCTGGGGGGGCGGCGGATTGCATAGATTTGACCGGGGGTGTTCGAACAGGAACGTTTGATTCTGTTACGGGGGACGTAGTTACGGCGAATACGTTAAATTCAAGCCATGGGACGGTCCAAGTTGATGTCGTTGGTGCCACTTCAATTCTTGGAACGACCGCTACGATAGTAACGGCCAATGTTTCTAATTTAAACGCGACCGGAGTAAACGTTACAGATCAAAACGGAGTTTTAGAAATAGGAAATGTCTATCAGGTCGATGTTTCGGAATCGGATCAGTGTACAGCCGGAAGCGGGGATTCATTTTATGATTTGGCGGTAGCTGTTGGGACTTCTGAAAAAGCCACAATCATCTTTCGGCATACAAGCGGCGGGAATACGACTGACTATACGTGTTCAACAACATGGGGTGCTTCAGCGTATACCAATATTACTCTTGAGTTTGAAACTGGCGCAAGAATAGTTGACGACGCAAATAACGCATCGTTTACTTGGGGGGGGTCTATTAACGCAGAAAATTCTCAACAAATATTTGATTGGGGAAATGGAACTGGCCATATAATATATCCAACAGAGAACAGCAATATAACAGAGGTTTCGCCAGAACAGTGGGGATGTGTATCTGCTGCGTCTATTGGGACTGTGACGGATTGCACCGATGCGATTGACCATGCTCTTTATACCGGCAAAAATGTTAAACTTGGAAACGGTTATTATGGAACTACTGGGGGGCATTCCATTTTAAAAGATGGGCAGAAATTACAGGGTGCTGGGATACGTTCTGTTGATGACAACGGAGGAACATATTTATATAAAATAAGTGGGACTAATGTTGTTGTAACTTCAGGGTCGTTCGCTGCTCATGAAATATCTGATATGACAATTGATGGGCATGATCTTGATGGGAATATTTTAAGGGTGCAGGCGTATAGGGCTAATGTCCATGACTTACGACTGATTAATCAGGGTGGATCAGGGGCAACAGGGTATGGACTATATTGTTGGTATGCGAATGAAAATACATATTCTAATATAGATATCACCGGCGTTGGCGGTATATTAATTTATAGGGCAACTTCAGCCGGATATTCTGAGTTTAGTAATATATTTGTTGAATTAGACGACCCAAGTTATTTTACGTTAAACATGACTGGATACAATGTTGGCTATTTATTTAATAATTTTTATGTCGGTACTGGATTAATTAAACTGGATGCAACTGGAGGGAGTATCGAAGGGGTCCACTTTAAAAATTTAAATGTGGAATGCGCTAATACATCATCGCTATTTCAAATTGTTTCGTCTGGAACGCTAACTCGTAATGTTACGGTTGATGGAGCGAGAATATTAAGCACTGCATCTGGAAGTATATTTGATTTTCAACCTGTATATGGATTCGAGTTAAATAGTATCTATATTAGAGATACCAGCGGAACATTAAATAAAGACATAATAAAGCTCAACGGTGCGTATAGCGGCAAAATATCTAATTTAGGGGTCTACCCTAACGCCAATTCAGACATTATTGAGTGCGCTACTGCGGTATCTGATCTTATTGATGTTAATAACGTTTATATCTCTGGCGGTTCGGCAGGAGCGATGCATTGGTGGACTACAAAGCTTAATGTTTCAAATAGTAACTGTACCCAAAGTTTTATCGGTGCATCATCATCTGCTATTTTTAAAAACGTATCTGGGACTGTAACCTATACAAACTGCACATATTACCAAAATTTAAGAAGTGATGGTAATTTTAGGGCGTCTGATGATATAATTGCCGGTAAAAACATTCAAGTAGGAGCAAATGGTGGCGATAATTATATTCTTATGGGAACCAACCATATAAAATTTGGGGCTGCCGCGCCTGTCGCAGGCGCTTGGTCTCAAGGCGATATTGTTTTTAATACTGGCGCGGCAAGTGGTCAGCCATCATATTGGCAGTGTACTGTTGCTGGCACCCCTGGAACATGGACAGCCGGGTATTCGTTCCCGTAAAAATGTTGGTAAATAGATATAAAGATAAGATGTTTAAAATATAACCTTATAGAAATGATATTGAGACAGTAAAAATGGGGGGGGTATTTAAATGAAAAGATTATTTTTAATTATATGTTTTTTGCTTTTTAGCCAATCTGCATGGGCTGCATGGACAATAGATGCTGCCAAGGTGTCAAGATACAAAAATTATCTTTATTGGTCCGCTACTTTAACCTCAGACGGCAACGCTTTGACCGCAACTAATTTATTAGCAGAGTCAGGGCTTAGTGGATTATTAAGCTCGATAAGGGGATCATCTTTGATGGTTTGTTATGTGCTGCCTGGAACAGGTGCGGTAATACCAAACACGACCATAAACATAACTATTACAAATGAATTCGACGCTGAATTGTGGTCAGATACCGGGATGTCTCAAAATGCTGGTACATGGCATAAACTATATGAAGACTTGGGTCCATACCCACCGATAGTATCAGAGCTTAACATTGCTTTAAATGATATAGGAGATGCAGGAGATCAGGTTACGGTTTATTTTTTATGTTGGGTTGAATAAGGAGTTACCATGAAAAAATTATTTATTTTTTTATTCCTATTGTTTTTTTGTTTTAATGTATATGCAGGGGGCCCACCTGCGATACCTCCGTCATCTTCAGGAACCGGCGATATTTTAGCAGATGGCACAGTAGAAATGACTGACAATTGGGATATTGGCCCGTTTACGATAACCGGATTGAGGTTTATCTCTGATCAAGCTACCGGGACATCGCCTTTTCAGGTTGCATCTACAACCGTTGTTACGAACTTAAATGCTGACTTGCTTGACGGAGAAGAAGCAAGCGCGTTTCAGGACGTGATAAGCTTTGGTACAGGTGTTGAGACAGCTTTGGGTATAAATATCGGTTCTGCTGGAGCGCCTATTTTATTTGACGGAGCGCTCGGAACCCCTTCAAGCGGAACTTTAACGAATGCAACCGGTCTGCCAATATCTACCGGTGTAAGTGGGCTCGCGGCTAATATCGCATCTTTTCTTGCCACACCATCAATAGCAAATTTAAATTCAGCCTTGACCGATGCGACTTTACTTGATGACGGAGCTCTTGCAGGGAGTACAGCAATAGGACTCAATAACGGGAGTACATATACTAACTACGGTGCCGCTGGCGATGATACATTAAATGAACTATACGCTGCAATTGACACCGCGGTAGGGACAAACGTTGCGAATATAGCTGAAAGCCAAGCTTACACTACCGGCTACACAACGGACGCAGATCCGTACACGATAGCTAAGACGGCAAATAAAGAGTATGAGATAATAGAAATCACTCCGCATACTTCTAACGTAAGTTTACAGATGTCAGAGACGAATGCTGAGGACGGAGACACTGTTAAAATAGTAATTGTTGGCGCGACCACATGTGATATGGCGACCGTTGAGGGGCAGCAGCAGCTTTCATCTACAAAAACACTGCAACAAAATGCAACTATCACGTTGGTCTACTCAACTGATAGGTGGTATGAGGATGGCGGGAAACAATCTTCAGAGTCGTTTTCAACGCTCCAAGCAAACCCATATTTTATAACTGATGCTGACGGAATCGCTTTAACTTCAGCTCAAATGAGATCAGTTGTTTATATGACTGGTGCCGGCGACGTAGATATCCCAGACGGTGAATGTAACGCCGCTGGAGACGTTGGCAATTGGGTGTGTGTAATAACAGACGATGAAGACCAAAACAGTCTAACCTCTCTCGACGCCTCCAATCAGTTTGTAATAGGTGATATTGATGCCGCCCTGACAGCAGGGAATGAACTTGACATTGACGGTAGTCAAGTATGTGTGATGTGCGTTGCGGCTGAGGTTTGGAAAGTAACTGGATATGTGGGAGCTATACCGACCGATGGAGGTGCAGCAGATTAATGAAAAATATAATCACCTTATTTATGTTACTGTTTTTAGTTTCTAAAGCCAGTGCCTTTAACCATCTAATGGTTATGGGCGGTGCTGTAACGTCTGAAGCTGGCAGCCCAATATCCATAATTGGCGTTAGCTCGGCGCAATCAAACTCTACCGATGCCTTTGCGCTTACAATGCCTGTTGGTACGACAGAGGGCCACCAGATGATAGCTATCATCGCTGATGATCAATCAACTGAGCCAACATGGTCATGTTCTGGGTGGGCTCAAATGAGTTCATATTGGCACACTGTCGGTAATGGCCCTGGGTTAGTCGCTTTTTCAAAAACTGCTGCTGCTGCTGAGTCCGGTCCATATGATTTCGATGAAAATGGGAGCGGCACATATTGTGCGGGAGTAATAATCACGTTATCTAAAACCGGAGGAACATGGGATCTTGATCAAGCGTCAAATACCAGCGAAATTCCAAATTCTCAATCATCGATAACTACAGGATCAGTAACTTGCACCGACGATTCTATTTTGATCGTTGTATACGCCAACGAAGGCGGGAAAACGGTAAATACCGCTCCAGATTCAGTGACAGTAATAGGCACTGAAACACTTAGTTCACTTGCCATCGCTGGGTATTATGAACTTAGGAACGCTGGAGCTATCACAAAAACATTAGTGTGGTCCGCTAATGATGAAAGCGCATCAATGGCGCTTGTATTGGATATAGTCCCGTGAGAATAATGAGAATTATCATATTAATTTTATTGATCCCTTCCGTAGCGATCTCAGCGCCAACAATATCAAGCATAAGCGGTACAGTTAGTGACGGAGAATCTATAGTTATTACTGGTGGGAGCAATGGATCTGGCGCAACTATACACAAATGGGATGATTTTGAAGGTGGTGTAAATAATAATGATATTGGAAACGGGTGGGCATTAGTAGACGCGGATAATCACCCAATTTATACTAACACTGGCCAAAGAACAGGATCTTCGTTGTGTGCTTATACAGACGAAGGAACTGATGATATGGTATACCAGCATGGGTCAACGTTATCACCTGTATATATAACGTACTGGATAAATTTTGATTTCGCAGCATCTCTTGGAGAAAGCTATAATAATAAACACCTATATATAGGACCAGATTCTGTGACTGGCTATCCATCGTATATAGTAGCCTATGTAAATAGTTCTCCTGGTGTTTCACTAACACTTCACGGAACCGGGACGTCGACCTGTGGATATATTTTTGCTGATGATAACAGCAATCTAGTGCCTTCGGACGAAACGTGGGTTAGAATGGAAGTTTACGCTGTTGAATCTAATGCGCCTGGAGGAACATTTGACGGAACGGCAGATGGTTCAGTAAGCTATAAAATACAGCAAACCGGCGTAGGAGATACTTTTCACGAGCAAATGGGGCTTGATGCTACTTATGATGGCGATCCTTGTCCTGATAGAGACCCGTCTGCTATTATAACAAACGAAAGTGGAGAGACAGCACATTGGGAGTGGGTTACATTTTGGGAGTTTAACAGAGATCCTGGAACCGGAGGATCGCTTACTCCAGGACGGATAGATGACGTGTATATTGCATCTTCAAGGGCTCGTGTGGAAATCGGTGATAATGCAGTATTTGCAAACTGTACGCACCGAGAAATCCAGAATCACACAGCATGGGCAGCCGGTGAGATAACCTTTACGGTTAATCAAGGATCTTTTGCAAGTCTTGACGGTGCTTATCTATTTGTCGTTGATGAAAATGGAGACGCGTCAGCAGGTTTTGAGCTGTCGGCAATATCTTGCGGAGTAACAGGCACAGCTCTAACAGATTTAAACGAAGACGACATAGTCACAGGTGGTCGCACCTTAATTTTCACGCTCACTAATACAACGTGGGCAGCAACAATTGGGGCAGATAACCAAATAACCACTGACTTTCTTGCAATCTTTGATGGTGATAAAAGCGGAGCCGGATATTGGGATACTGAAGTGTCTCTTGCGTATACCGATCTAACCCGTACATCGGACACGGTTTTAACGCTAACTCTTCCGGCAACAGCCGGATATGATTGCTCAGAAACGGAGACAGTATCAATAGCAGACATCCCAGCAAACGCGACTGCCTACGGATCAACCATCACGCCGAGTCCAAACAGTTTTACAATCGGTGTTGTTGGAGCGGCGGCAGCAACCAGCAAAACAGGCGTTTACAATGCAAATGGTAAGGTTGGTATATGTGACCCTGTAAATGGGAAGGCTATAATTTTTAGGGAGTAACTATGAACTTTTTAGCGCGTATTTTATCAGAAGATAATGGGAACCCTTCATCAATGAGGATGATAACGGCTTTAATATGTTTGATTGTGATGCTTACGTGGTCATATACGTGCATTAAACAGGGGCAATTATTACCGCTTGATATCGAACAAATAGGTCTTGTCTTGGGTGCGCTTGGATTAAAAACATTTCAGAAGGGTAAAGAAAAACCTAAAACAGAATAAGGAGCATCATGTCTGATCCATCATTGGACCCTGATTTTTGGGATAAGCTAAAAAGTTTTATTTTGCCTACAACTTTCTTGGCCGGCTGGATTGCTACGTTCACACGTGCATCTATAAAGCTGAGACGGCATGACAAGATACTTTTTGACCAGGACGAAAATATTAGAGTGCAATTAAAATCAGAGAGTTCTAAGTGCCAAGAGCGTATGGAAAAAACACTAAAAGATATGCAGACCGAAATGCGTGTAGGAATGGATACGCTCCAGGGCAGAATAACAGAAATAGGAAACGATCTCCCTGGAAAAATAATTGAATCGCTCGTTAAAAGTAAAGAGTTGTTTAAAGATTAGGTGGCAGATAAAATAGAACTATGAATTTAATTTCACGATAAGGAGAGTTTTAATGGCCAATACAACCTTAGAAAAAAGAAGAACAATCACAATCACCGGTCTTGACGCCGATTGGGATTCGAATGCATCGGCAGTTCACGGGAATATGAAGATAAAGAGTTTTGCTTTTTATCCTTCGGCCGCCAATGATCGAATGATCATTCGGAATAAAATGATTGGGGGGGAAGTTATTTTTGATTCCGGTTTAGCCGTGGCGGACACAACCCCATCTATTGAGTATCAGAATCCCCCGGAATGGTTTGAACCTTTTATTGACATTTCCGAGTGTACTCTCGATACGGCCGCGAATTGTAAAGTCATTATAAAATACGTATAGGGGGTCAGTTATGGTAAAAAAAAAGAAATCAACGACAATATCACCGGAGGTTCAGCACGCTCAGGATTTCGCAAATCAGTTTATGAATATAGTGAATCCGACAGCGGCAAAGGCTGTTAAAAAACGTCGGCAGAACATGATTAATCAGGTTAATCAGTTGGAGAAAAAACGAAACGGGAAAAGGTGATTTGTGGCTCGGAAAAAGAAAACAGAGAGTAAAGGGACCGCAGAGTATATAAATTGTCCTTTTTGTGAGAGAGCTTTTAATATCAATAATGAAGAGGCTTACCTTTCCGATGTGAAAAAATGTGCTGCTGGCGTTAAGCGGAAGAAGGTTGAATCAAGTTCAGGAACGAAATGTCCGTACTGCGGAATGATGAATCAAGTATTCTATGCCAAAGAAGATTCAACATACATTTGCTTGAAATGTGGAGGGAATTTTACACCTCAATCCTTCTTGCAGAAATATAGAGATTTGGTGACTACGTTCGACAGCAATAAAGATTATGCCGCAGAAGCTCGGGCGAATATCAGAAAGCTGAACGGTGATGAAGATGAGGATGACCCGGATGTCCTTTCTTAAAAAATACATGAGGTATTAATGGTGCAAGCAGCGTTAAAATCAAGTCTCAGGTTAGAATACGTCGATAAAAAAGCTTTGCTTCTTTTCAATAGTTTGTTGAAGTCAAAGCCAACGGATTTTTTTCATGAGATGACTCATATACCTCATAAGATACGGGGTTTCTTTGCCGGAAACAGGGGCGGTAAAACGCACTCTGCGGCTAAAGAATATTGGCTCAGAATAAATGGAATGCACCCGCTGGAAGAGAGAAATAGGCTTGCAAAGCATATTCGTATTCTTGCGGCTGTTCGGCCTTTAACTGACGAAGAAGATGAATCCCGGTGCGCCCCTTATATCGAGTTGAAGGAATTGATTCCGCCAGAACTTATTATAAAAGATGTCACAAATCGAAGTTCAGTGATGTCGGTGCGAAGTCCGACTCACGGCATCTGTTATTTTGAGTTTGTTTCTTGGAAGCAGGATCTTCAGACTTTAGCTTCGGTTAACAGGGATTCTCTTTGGGCGGATGAGGAGCCCCCGCTTCCTTACCTCGAAGAATCAAAGAGAAGATTGATTGGGACCGATGGGGATTTGATCATTACGCTTACACCAAAGAGCGGTATCAGTTATTTATACGACGATATGTGGCAAGTCAAAAGCCGTTTGTATAAAAGCGATAAGATAATTGCGGCTTTAGGGGGGCAGCAACTTGAAGAGTTTCCAGCGGGGAATCCCAATATAGCATGCATTCAGATCGCGACTGATGATAACCCCATATTGACCGAAGCACAAATTGAACAGAATTTTGCCGGGGAGGATGAGGACACGGTTATGACTTCCCGGTATGGGGTGTTTAAAGCTGCGACAGGAATGATTCATAAGAGTTATAATCATGCGGTTCATTTCATTGATTACAATACCTATTTTCCAGATGGCGTTCCTTTTACTGGTATTCATGGGAGAGGGATAGATTATCATAATAGCCGTGTTCCATGGTCAATAGGATGGCTTTGGGCTTCGGAAGATGATGAATGGTTTTTATGGCAGGAAGATCACCCGGCGATAGATGGAGCTTTCGCTTTTACGACCGAAGAGATATGTAAAAGGATTGCCCGAAAAAGTGGAGCTTATTATTATACGGTGGATCTTATCGATCCGTTAGCGGCTGCGAAACAACCAAACAGTGGGACGACCGTTATTCAGGATATCAATCGGCACCTTTTGGCTTTAAGGCAGAACCATGGTATTGGCACCGCTGGCTATTTTAAGTCATGGGATACTAAAACCGAAAAGGGGAGAGACGAAGTTCGGAAAAGATTAAAGAACGCGGCCAAAGTTGGGAAACCTTTTAATAATCGTTCTTTGGTCCACGGCGAACTAAAAGTCCTTCCGACTCTATGGGTTTGTTCGACCTGCCCAAGGTTTGATAAATCTATTCGAAATTGGCGTTTTGCAGAGCATATAGGAGTTGCTACTAAAGCGAGAAACGATCTTAATCAGAAACCGATTGAGAAATTTAGTCATGATAATATGGTTCTTGAAGCATTCGGGAAAGATAAAAGAATGAAACGGTTTTCGAGGCCTGATTTAAATCTTATTGGTTTTCAGAAAGGCAGTGTTACGGGGAGAGGGTCCAAGCCGCTTTATGAAAAACCGGAAAGGCGGAGGTATGGGTTTAGGATATTATAAATCACCTTGCAATCAGAGGGTTTTTAATCACAATTATATTCGGACTTTTCGGAAGAACGAGGTACCAGTCTTTGGGGGTAAAGAAAAAAAGATGCTCCAAGATTGGTTGGCAGAGGATAAAATCACCGAAATTTTTGTGTATCTTTCTCATGAAAAATATAAGTATGAGTTGAGTACGGAATTGATTGAATTCCTTATCTTGGAGAATTTTGAAAATGGAGAATAGAGATTATACAGGTCGGGTAGAAAAACTTCCGCGATGGCAGAAAGATCTTTGCCGGTATGTGATGGAAGAGGCCGACCGTGGGAAAGAGCATTTCGGGGGCATGGAGGATTTATATCAGGATCTTTATGACATGTTCCGTGGCGAACGCCCCGAAAAAAAATATGATTATGAATCTAACGTTGTTCTCCGAAAGGCTTTCCAAATCGTGTGGAAAGCCGTGTCTTATATAACTCAAAAGATAAATGGGGCCACACCGATTGTTGGGGTTGAGGGGTTTAATAAAAGAGGTTGTCTTCAAAGAGAAGTATTACTGGATAAATGGTATTGTAAAAACCGGTATTTTATAAAATTGGTTTTGGGTTGTCTTGGGCTTCTTCTTTACGGGCAATGCTTTATTAAGAAAACAATGGTTCAGGAATTCCAGGAAATCAACGGGAGAATGATTCCCGTTAAAGATTATCCGGAAGATACGATTTTAAATAATAGAAATGTCATTACGGATTGGCTTTTACCACCGGGGAAACCAGCTCAGGAAGGAAGGTTTTTTATTCATCGCGAAGTAATTGGGTTGGACGAATTGTATTCTTCCAAGATTGATTACATCAACCTGGATATTGTGGATGATATGTTAGAGGATCGGGGCCAAAAAACTACAGATAGTCAGACAGGGGTAAATCTATCAACATCGAAGGACCAATTGAATGACCCCCCGGACAGTCAATTCTACCGACCGGTTGAAATTTATGAACGTCAAGGAAAGATGCCGGTAAGGAGGGGTAAAGATGGGAAAGATGAGCCGGTTTTTGATTTACGTAAAATTGGAGAAAATGAAAAAATCGAGTACAAACAAATGGTGGTTTCTATCGCCAATCTGGATATTCCGGTCCTTATCCGTTTTGAGGAAAATCCTTATAAAGAAATAAATATTATTAACCCTCAACTGTTTCTTGATCCTGATAGATGGCCGGCAATGGGTATGGTTGAGCCCGTCGCGGATATGATTACTGCAATTCAGGACAATTTGAATATGGCGTTCGACCGGAAAAACATTGAGGCGATGCCTCCGGTTATCTTCGATAAGTTCGCCCAAGTTGATTGGGATACAATTGTTCACGCGCCTGGGCAGAAATGGTCTGTTGAAAACCCACAGGAAACAGTGGTTTTTCCGTCGTTACCCCCGGTCCCTCAGGATGTATGGATTACGCATGATATGTTAAGCCGTGAGGTGGATCTCACTTCTTCGGTAACACCGACTTTTCAGGGCATGGATAAGAGTAACACAGCAACGCAGGGGGTTTTGAACAGCCAATTTTCTATTGAGAAAATGGATTTAATTGTTCAGTTGATTGAGTTTACGTGGCTACGCCCCGGAGCTCAAATGAGTATTCGGTTTGCTCAAAAATTCTCAAGCCCTCTTACTTTTCTTATGACGTTGGGGGAACCGTTTAATTTCGATATTTGGGAAGAGGAATATCAATATGAGCCGAAAGCAGCGGCGGTTAAATTGGACCAGCAAAAAGAAGTTGAAATCCAACAGGATATTCAGTTGATCCAGATTTTATCAACTGTACCAAACCCGAATACAGCACAAGTGTTAAATTATTTTATAGGTCATATATTGCGGAATAGGAATGAGCCAAAAATCGCAGCTCTTTTTGACGAACAGTTCGGTGCGCAGCAGGCAGCTCGTAATCCAGAGAAAGAAACTATTAATGGGATAAGAACAGGAAACGCGCCGCCGTCCAATCAAAACGGGCTTGCGATGAGTCAATCGGAAAGAAGTGTCAGAAACCAGGTGTCTCCGCCTGCGGGGTTAATGAGGTCTTAAAATGTCAAATCAAAATCAAACGGTAAATCGGTGGGATACGATAATGCGGGTTATTTTTGGGGATACAATTGAGAAAGAGATTGATCCTAATAACCCTGGATACGTTGCTTTTGTAAATAAAAAGAAATCTCAGCAGAGGGAAAACCTCGAGCTTTGGGTGGAAGAAGGTGGAAATATTGTTTTGGATTCTCTTGCCAAGGATGTTCGGGCTAAGGTTTTAAAAGCTATCGCAACAGATCGTGCCAGTGAGAAAGGTAAAGAAGAATCATTAAGTCTTTTAAATGAGATCAAACTCCGTATTGAATTTTTAATCCGGGTGTCTGAAATGATGGTCCAGGCGAGGGGCCGGGCCGATAATAATTAAGCCCTTTGGGTGTAAGAAAGGATACTTATCATGGCAGAAGAAAATGTAAATCAGAATGGTAATGGCAGCACCGGGACAGAAGACGGAACACCCAGTGTTAATGTGGGTTCTCAAAATCAGAATCTTCCCCCAGACGAAGTACAAAAGATAAAAAGTTGGCTCGGTAGAGTTGAAGCCGGCAGCAAAGATACCGCAAAACAAATGGGTGAATTTAAAAGCATGCTCCAGCAGATAACCGACCGGCTGGATCGAGGAAGTCAACAGTTTTCTTCTTCCGGTCCGCCTTCAACTTTCGATGAAGAGTTACACGCAATGGTTCTTGGGGGGCAAGTGACCGAAGCTTTTGATAGATATTCTTCGATGAAAACTGAGGCAGATCAAAGACTTCAAAACCTTAAAGACCAAAAAATGAAAGATGCCATGACCGCGATTAATATCGGCGAAAGTCAATGGCTAAGAGGTAAAGATAAAGAAATCGAATCGGGGGCCAGGCAGCTTATCGGTAGAGGAATTGATCCCACTATCGCGGTGCAAACTGTAGCGCGAGAAATGGAAAATCAAGGAATGAAAGCTGTATTTAATCAGTTGGTTAAAGAATCCCCAGATCGTTTTGAAATGCTCGGGCAAGGATCAGGCCAAGGAACACCGAGTTCCAAAGGTAAACTTCCCCCTGAGTATGAAGAAGCCTGTCAGACTGGGATAAAGAAGGGAACATTTAAAGATCGGGATGAGTATATCTCGTTTATGTCTCCCAGGATACGGGCGAAATTAGGAGTGTAATTGGAAAGAGGTAAAGGTAAAGCATGGGCAACAATCCTTCGAACGGTACTAATGAAGACTATGATTATGTTCGCTGTAAAAATTGTAATCATTGGGTAGATAAATCCGTTCATAAACCGGCTAAACGTAATCGTTCCCGACGGGTGAGTTACGCCCAGTTATCCCCGGCGCCTTCTTCTGATAACGCTCCTTATGATGACACGGTAAATCGTGGGTGCCCATGGTGCGGCACTCAGGAACCGTATTAATTTTTAAACAAGGAGAATTGAAAGATGAAAGTCGTTAGAGATTTATTTCACGGCACAGCTCCGATTCCGATAGATATGGTTTATAACACCGATCTGGCCGCGGCTGGGTCCACAACCATTTATTCGGGGAGCCTTGCCAAAATCATGGATTATGACGATATCGACCATGGGCGGTTTGTGACCTTTGCGGGTAACGCGACTGCGCTTGAAAACATAGTCGGTATTCTTATGGAGGAATGCGTATCCGGGGGCGGAACTCAACTTATGGATGCCTCGAGTGTGAATCTGATTCGAAAGAAGATTTGCCCTATCCTTCCAACTACATTGATTGAGGCCGAATATGTTCGATCGGATCGAGCAGGAGCAGCGAATTATGATACAGCTATTTATACAGCTTCAGCCGGGACAACGCTGACCGTTCCTTCTCTTACCACGGCGGATCGGCTTATCGGTGGGTGGATATATTGGCTTACAGGAAATAATGCAGGTTATTTGCATTATATTTCTGATAGTGGGACTTCAACCAGTGCGACCTTAGCTACAACTACGTTGTACGCAGGCGCCTCCACCGATACCTGTTTGGTTATTCAGCCGCCGCTTACCCCCGTTCTTGATTTCAATGCAACATATACGGATATCAAGAGTGAGATTGTTCCGGGGTCCAACAGTGAAACGGTCCAGGGGCTTGATTATTATATCCAGGCTCCTTCTATGCCAAGGCGAAAGTTGAATCGGGATCTTGACGGTACGAAAATTGCCAATGCCCGGTTTTTTCACGAATTCACCATTCCGAGCGTAGCCGCAGGCGGCAATGCTTGGTCCTACGGCATAGCGACCAGCTAAAAAAGGAGGGATTGAAACATGACAGTAGGAATTCATATTACTGAGAATTGGGGGGATATACTCGATGTATCTTTCCGAAAAATTTACCAGATGGAGTTCGACGAGTACATGAAGGACGACATTGGTGAATATGTCTATGGAATGGAAAGTTCCAATCGGAATTTTGAAAAGATGAGCGGTGCTGGCAGTTTCACCGATCTTCAGGAATTCGATGGAACAGTCCATTATGATACTAGTGAACAGTTGTACGACAAGACCACATATTTTCCTCCCTATGCATTGGGTGCGAAGGTTGCACGAATGCTTGTCGAAGATGATCTTCATGGTGTCATCAATAACATTCCCCGGCTTATGGCGCAGTCAACAGCACGTACTTTGATCAAGAAAAAGGTTACGATGCTGAATAACGCTTTTACCGGGACAACCGGGGGGGATAGTTTGTCTCTTTGTAACGCAAGTCATCCCTACAGCCCGACCGACGCAACAACCCAGTCGAACAAAGGAACCAGTGCGTTTTCTGTGACCGCTCTGGAGGCAACGCGGATCATTGGGCAAACCGCGGTTTTCAACAACAGGGGCGAGCTGTTGGATGTTGACTATGACACCATTATTGCTCATCCTCTGAAACAACCCGAAATTTGGGAAGTTATCAAAAGCGACAAACAACCAGGGACAGCGAACAACAACGCCAACTTCTACCAGGGCCTTTATAAACTGGTTGTATCCCGGCGTCTCAGTTCTTCAACCAACTGGTTCATGCTTGATAGTCGGATTTCCAAACTGTTCTTTAAGTTCTGGACACGGATCGCCCCGGATTTTTCCATGGTTCCCCCGGATAGTGATACCTTTGTTCGGAAATGGACGGTTTACGAGAGATCCAACGCCGACTTCTACGCTTGGCACCCCATTTATGGGCATCTGAGCGGATCTTAAGGGGGGGTGAACTATGACTACTTTTGGGGATCAATTGTTTCATATGGGGGGTGTTCCTATCGGGGGTTTAATTACTCAAGGGGATATCTACCATCTGAAACCTTCTAACGGAAATGACAGCCATAACGGTAAATCGTTGGACGCCGCCATAAAAACTTTATCCCAGGCACATACATTGATCAGTGCTGACCAGCAAGACACTGTTTATATGTACGCAGAAGATAATAGTGCGAGCGGTACAACGGATTATCTCTCCGCAACATTAACTTGGAGTAAAGATGGTACCCGCCTTATTGGTGTAAATAGCGGGGGTATGGTTGGACAACGATCAAGAATCGCCCAGCTTTCTACCGCAACCGGATGCGCTCCGCTTATCACTTTTTCCGCAAATAATTGTTTTGTATCCAATATCCATATTTTTCATGGTGTTGCCGATGCAAACAGTATCGGAGCGCTCAATGTAACGGGTTCCCGGAACCATTTTTACCGGTGTCATATTGCAGGAATAGGGAATGCGACGCAGGACGTCGCGAATAACTACTCTCTGCAAATATCGGGTGGTGCAGAAAACCTGTTCGAAGATTGTGTTATTGGCCTCGATACCATTGCGCGGGGTACTGCGGCGAACAGTGAATTGCGGTTGGCAAGTGGTGCGACGAGAAACATTTTTCGGAATTGTATTTTTCCGACCTACGCGGAAGCCGCAGGACACCAGTTTTTGCTCGTACCTGTTAATGGTTTGGACAGGTGGAACCTTTTTGAGAACTGTCTATTTGTAAACATGCCGACAGGAACAGCCAGCGGTACGACCATGACAGAGGCTTTTGATGTAACCGGTGGTGGAAGCCCGGACGGTCTTTTGATTCTGAAAAATTGTACGCTTATCGGGGCAACAGATTGGGAGGCTAACACGGAGTCAGCGAAAACTTATATTGACGGCGGAGCGCCCACCAACAATACTAGTGGTCTTGCTGTTCTGGTTGAAGCCACCTAAACGGCAAAAATTAAATTAAACAGCGGGGAGGGAAACTTCCCCGCTTTCTTAAAAGGTAATTTATGGAAACAAAAAAATCAAAACCGATAAAGCAATATCTTTCTCCTACTCAAATTCGAGAAATAAAAGCAGATATCACCAGTCTTGTAAAAATGATCGAGGGAGAAGACAGGGGCAGCGAGAACCAAGGCACTGTGGGTCATTTTAAATGGGCGATGCGTGGAAAACCGGAGCTTCAAAGAGAATTGCGGATGAAAGAAAATCAGCTTCGCCAAGGGATACCGGTAAAGGTTACTGGAAAAGAAGCCGACCGGCTTTATAAAATTGCCAATAAATGTAAAGCGTGGATTCAGGAAAACATGCCAAGAAATAATGAAATATGGCATGAATACCCGAAAGGTGTTGGGACAGCTTTGCAGAATGGGGATTTCAATAGGTCTGTTGAAAAACAAATCCGGTTTCAACTTAAAGGCGCAAGGATCGTTGACGCATATCTTCATTGTATGCGCCGAATTGACCCGGAAAACACCGACCATCAAAATATGGAACGACTTAGGAGACGATGATGGCAACGACCTCAACGATCCAGGCAAATATTTTAAAAGATTTAGAAGTCGATTCAACCAGTTCCACTCTTTTAGCCCGTGCGCTTAGATGGATGAACATCGCTATGGATTTCATTACCGGGGAAATCCCGAACGCTGAGTTTCTAAAATCTTCTGAATCTTACATTACGACGGTTGCCGATCAGGCAACGTATTCTATGCCGAGCGATTTTTTTGATCTTATTACTTTAAGAGACGATACCAGCGGTGATGGGCAACTTGAAATACTCGATAGAGCGGAGTTTGACTTACGGCATCCGGACCCTTCCAGTGAAGACACCGATGCTCCGACTGAAGTAACATTGGAATATAACCCTTCGTCGGCTGTTCATGAAATGCGATTGGCCCCGATTCCGGACGATGCCTATGTGCTTTACGCGGCAATGCGGAGGTTTCATCCAGATCTTGCTACCGACCAAAATCCAACGTGGACAAAACTTGAAACTGCTTTACAACTCGGGGGTGTTTGGCAGGGTTCACTTAAGCTTTACCCTGATCCTGAATACGCTCAAATAAGAGCAGAAAATAAAGATGCTTTTTTAATGGCTATATCCGGCATAAAAAGAATATTGATGCTTCAGGCTCCTAAACCTAATCGTATCCCCGTAAGAATGAGGCGAAGCGATAATGAATAAACAGATATTTGGAAATGTTTTGGGGGGAGTTAATTATTCGAACTTTCCGGCTTACGGAAAGATGCCTCAGTTTTTTATGGCTCATAGCCAAAATATTTTACCGACTGAAGGGGGTTACGCGACTAAAAGAGGTGGTAGCAGCAAATTGAATTCAACTGTCTACGGCTCTTTGGTTACCTCGTTTCACGAATTAATAAAGAGCGGGACTTCATATAAATTCGCAGCTCAAGGAACAGTGATTGGTAAATACGACTCTGGTTCCTTGGCTTTCAATAATCATATAACTCAACTTACTTCCGGGGCCTATGGACAATGGTTAAATTATGGCGGGTACGCCATCTATGTTAATGGCTCCGATAATGCCAAAAAAACCGATGGGGCTAATGGAAGTGATCTTACCACCGACGCGAATGCTTTGAACGGGGGTTCGTGCATTGCTGAATGGGGTGAAAGAGTTTGGGTAGCTGTTGGTGCGACTCTTTATGGATCTGCTTTGAGAGATCCTACAGATTATTCTGATTCAACTACAGCTATCGGCTATTGGGAAGGAACGGTCGGTGATACAGGGCAAGTTATTAAAGGTCTTTTTAGCTTCTTTGACCTTTTGATTATTGGGAAACTGAACCAGCTTTATGTTTTACTCGGTACGCCGGAAACAGATTCCAGTACTTTTAGACTTCAACCCCTGTACACAAAAGAAAACGATTCGGTCGGATTCACTTCCCCCACAGCGATTACCCAAGTTGGAAACGAGCTTATCTTCCTTGATGGTTTTGATATAAAGAGGTTATCGGGTGTTACTCAATACGGTGATATCGAATCGATTTCTATCATAGGAAATATTAAGGATTTTTTTAAATCATCAAATGGAGCCGGCCTTGATAAAGATTATCTGCAAAATGCACACTTTAGGCATTACAAGCATAAAGAACAAATTTATTGTTCGGTCCCTACCGGAGCTTCAACAAGATATTGGTTTGTTATTGATTATTCGAACAGACAATTGAGAGAAGAACTTGGTCTTCCCCCTTATTCAATTTTCCCAATGTCAGGGTTAACTCCCATTTCTTTTGGAGCTGTTGCGGACGGCAGTAAGATGTTAATGTACGCCGGTTGCTCTGACGGGTTTGTCCGGTTGCTGGATACAGGAACGAACGATACCTCGACTGCGATTGATGCTTTTGGGATTTGGGCGTTCGGGGATGTCGAGAAACAGGTAAATGCCGCTTCAATGATTTTGAACATTGATTATTCAACAGCCTGTTCTTTGACCGTAATGCATGGTTGGGGTTTCCAGGATTGGGTGGATATCATAAATACAGCCAATTATTCTACCCTGTCTACTGAAGACCTTACAGATAGTACCTGGGATATAAAAGGAAAATCAGCTCATAAAAGATTTGGATATTTAGGCGGAAAGACCGATAAAAGTTTTCTTTTAAAATTAAGGCATAATACAGCAAGTCAGACTTTTACGATGAAAAATTCATTAATGAACTACCGAACAAGATTTAAATATTTAGGATAGTATAGTGAGAGATTCAAAGACAAAAAGAATCGCGGAATCAAAGAAATTAACAATCGATGATTTCACTAACGCGAACCATAACCATTCTAACGTCCGAGGTGGCGGACAGTTAAATGATACGGCGTTGTCTACACAAGTCACTGTCCCGAAAGGTGGTACAGGATTAACGACATTGACAGCCGATAGTATAATGGTCGGAAATGGGGCGGACGCAGTATCTTTAAAAGAACTTTTAGGAACAACCGATCAGATAACCGTAACGATAGCGGCTTCTTCAATTACTTTAGCTTTACCGCAAGATATAGCGACCGGTTCATCACCTTTGTTTAATCTGGTAAAACAGACCGCACCGTATCATGCCTATGGTGGTTTTCAGAGCGAAGCTGAAACTATATCCATCGCCGCAGTTGATACATGGACTTGGGTAACGAACGGGACAAACGATTTATGGACCGGTCTTGAATCTGCTGGGATGTCTGTATCCGGCGATATTCTTACAATCACGAACGCGGGGCATTATGCGGGTACTTTATCAATGACATTTTATGGACTGGCTACTAAAGATTTTGAGATCCGAGTGTATAATATAACTCAAACACGACAAGAAGCCTATGTTCAGGGTGCTACAACCACAGGGGCGAACAATTACACCAATGTGGCTTTACCGTTATTTATAGAAGCTGAAGCGGGTGATCAATTTCGAATAGAAGTTCAATGTATTACAGATGGTTCAGACCCAACGTTTGAACATGCTGTTTTTTATTTATCATATCTTCATGAATAGGAGATAATTATGATCAGAAAAATGGAAATCCAAGACATCCCTTTTTTAGTAAGGGAGCTTGACGAGAATTTCAGGGAAGCTGAAGTTTTTGGTATATTAACTTGCGACAAAATCGGTTTCTCAGATAGATTATTTGAAATAGTTGCCCGAGGGTTTGCCTGGATTGATTTTGAAGAAGAAATGCGCGGGGCTCTTATTGGAGGGGGAATAGCTCCTTATCTATTTAATCCCGCAGAGAAAATAGGGATATGCCAATTAATATTCACTTCAAAGAAATATCGAAAACAGGGGGTTGCTGACGGTCTGTTTGATCATTTTGAAAATGAAATGAGGGATCAGGGGGCCACAATTATTTCTTTTGCTGGCAGTGAAGAAATGTTAAAATGGACTGAGAAAAAAGGCACAAAGAAAGTCCAGGTGAGATATTTTAAACGTTTAAATGAGGATCAAGACAATGGCGACAGCGAGTGATATCCTTGGAGTTTTAGGCGCTCCCGAAAATATAGATGTTACATATCCGGAAGTAACAGAGACGGAAAAGGAAATTGCGAGCATGCAGTTAAATATTGTGGAGCAATTGCAAACTCGTATCGGTGACCCGGCTGTCAAGGAACTTATATATTCTTCACTTCCGCACACAGATATGAATGAAAAAGATTTGGCGAAATATACCATGGAGTTCGCCAATATAAAAAAAGAAGTAACGGAAGCCGGGGTTGACCTTGCCTCAAAATCATACGGCAGAAATATTGACCAGATGGTCGCACGCGGTCAGATCCGTAAAGAAACAGCGGATCAAATGAAGATTGAAAATCAGGCCGCTGTAAGTGCCATGAAATCCGTTTATAATAAAAAATTGGAAGCCAATAGAATTAGTATGGCCCGAAATTATTTTATAAATAAAGGAAAATTGGGGCTACAAACCGCGGGGGTGGTAGCTTCTGTTGATTCAATGAACAAACGTCTTTACGCGGATTCGTTATCCGGCCTTTCAAACTGGTATCAAAATCAAAGAAAAGCCAAGTTAGGTATGGATATAGAGGTTTCCAAGGCAAATATGGGTAATCAGCAGTTTATAAATGATGTTAATATGGATTTTATAACGTCATTGGCAAGTGTAGGTATTAATAAATATGGGTCCATTAAAGCCGATAAACAATATCAAGACCTATTGAAAAATTTAGGTTTGGCCGGACAAACAACTGAGGGTTAGAAGCTATGGGTGATGTAGAAAGCTTTGTCGAAGATGTAATTGATTCCACGCCGATTAAACAGAGTACAGATTTTGTAATCGATCTTTTTGGTGGTGGAGGTGGGGACGATACGAACGTCAATGTAAATTATCCGGCCCCGACCGCAGAAGAGACAACTCTTATGCAGAAACAATCTCAGTGGCTTGATATCCTGATAAATCAATTAGGTGCTGAAAGCGAACTTGAAAAAACGCAGAGACAATATTTTGACCAGCTTCAAGAAAATCAGGTATTAAGCCCAGAAGAAGAGTCTGCTTTTAATCAAGAATACGAGTTACAGAAGCAAGCTTTAATGGAGCAATTTAATATTGAGGCTGGTCAAGCCGGGGCGAAAAGATACGCCCAACAGGTAGCTTCAGGGATTGCGGACACTACGACCGGGGTTAATATCGAAAGAGACACAAAGTTAAAAGAATCGCAAGCCCTTCTTTCTTCTCTTTCGGAGTTAGGCCTTTCCCGTGAAACAGCCAAAAGTGATTTCGAATTAGCGAAACAGGAAATGTCTCTTCAGGGGTATAAACTTACTTCCCAGTTAATGCAAGATCAGTTAAACCAGGCGCTATCGGTGTCTTCAAATATCCAGAACTATTATTCGGCAAACAGATCTATGCAAGCTCAAACAGCTTTGCAGAACGCGATTAATAAACAGGTAAGTGAACAAAGCCGTTATCAAAACAGATTAGGGCTCGCGAGTATCGGCACGAGCCTTGCTTTAGCAGCAGCATAGGAGGATAAAATGCCTTTATCACCGTCGCAAGGATTTAAATTGGGCCAGCAATGGTATGAGGATGCTACCGGGCAAAACCCCAATTTTACAGGATTCGCGCAAGCCAAATCTTTAACTAACATGGCTTTACAATCCAAGATATCTCAAAATCAATGGCTCGAAAAACAGTTGATAGAAAAAGGAATTGGGATTCAAGTTAAAAACGGTCAGGTTAATTTTCCTGAATGGTTAGATACACCGGCAAAACAACAGTTAGGTTTACACTCTTATCAAAAAATGGCTACCGAAGCTTTTGGTAAAAGTTTGGATAATGTTCAGAAAATTCAACAAATCCGTGAACGAGAAAGAGAAGCTCTTACTAAAGAAATCAAAAATTTTAATTCTCCGGACGCTCAGAAAAATGCTATCCAGGCTCGTATCGAGGCGTTCAATGAAACGTTTGGAAACGATATCGGCCAAGCTGTCAATATCGGTTCGATCATGAATTCTTTTTTTGAAGGGGGGAGCATTGAAAAAGAGATCGATGGAAAATTAGCGGAAGCCTATTGGGCCGCTCGGGAAATTTATAACCAAAAACCAACCGATGCAAACATGATGAAAATTGCTAAAGTGTTCGGTGCAATGAAAGAAGATAACCGGAAAGGCTTAGAAACCCCTCAGGTTATTCAAACTAAAAAGCCTACATTGGAAAATCAGGAAAGAGAATTCACTATTCAATCCAGATTGGCTTCTATGCGTTCGAACCTTTTGGAAAAACGGTTTGAAAGTATGTACGGCGGAGGAGAGTTTGAGGATCAAGATATAAAAGACGCGGGTGTTAATTGGCTATATGATCGATCTGTTATTTCTGGACTACCGAGAAACAGCCCGGAGAGAACTCGTATCCAAAGAGCCGGTTATCAAGCAGCCAGAGACAGAGGGATACCCCCGGAAAACATTGCCGCTTTAAGAAATGCCACCGCAGCTCAGAAAACCGGTCTTTCTTTACTTGACAAACAAATATCAGCCACCAGCAGTGCAGTAGCCAATATCGACATGCAGACAATTAGAGCTGAAGAGATCATGCAGGAACTTGGGAATATAGACGCCCGGTTATTAAATGTGCCATTGAATCAATTACGACGATATGCTGCGGCCACCCCTGCACTCGCTGAAATGGAACTCTACATTGCAGAACTCGCGAGTGAGGCCGGAAAATTAGCCGGTGGCGGCGCAACCTCTGCGGCTGAGGTCAGTGTGTCCGCGAGAGAACATTGGCAAAGCGTTATTACGGAAGACGCCCCGATTTCTGTCTTAAGTAGACAATTCAAGGCCCTTAGAAACCTTGGCGGTATTCGTATGAAATCCTTACGGGATACTTACCAGTGGAAACTTAAAAATGATCTTCCTTCCGCTCTTTTAGGTGTAAGCGTTAACAGACCGGCAAAATCAAAAAGGGCTCAATCAATCGCAAAAGAATATCAAAAAATGGGCTTTTCTATCGAACAAACAAAAAGAGCAGTCGCAGAACAATTAATTCAGGAAGGCTATATCAATGAATGATAAAATAGATTGGGGAAAAGTTGATTGGGACGCCGAAGCTAAAAAATTACAGGCTGAGCGAACTACCGAACCTCAAACTCAAATTCCGCGAACGCCGTCTTTTACAGAGTCTTTTGCTCCCGCGAATTTAGCGGGGGGTTTGGCCAGGGGAACCCGAAATGTCATTGAAGGAAGTTTAGCTCTTCCTTACGAAATCGTAGACGCTCTATCTCAATTGGGTACAAGTTTCATGAATATCGGCATTCCTGAAGAAATGAAAAGGAAACCTTTAGACTCCCGAAAAGCATTGAGTAATGTTTTAAATAAACTATCTCCTGAAGATCGATCACTCCTTGGAAAAGTAACCAGGTATTTATCAACGGCCATGACGACCATGGGCGCTGGGGCGATGTTAAGCGGTGCAAAAGGGGTAACCGGGGCGGTAGGAACAATTATCGCGGAACAACCAGGAACCCAGTTAGCGGGAGCGGCGGCGGCGGCTTCTGCTGGCGGTGTCGGAGAAAAAATAGGTCTTGGACCTAAAAGTCAAATGGCTTTAGAATTGATTGCCGGCATTCTCCCTGGGGCTGCCAGATCAGCGTTAACCGGAAAAATTAAGACAGCGGAAGAAGTAGCCGCTCAGAAATTTACGAAAGGAACGACCGGCCCCGATGACATTACTTATCCTCAAAAACAGCAAAATCTTGATGACTACGCTCGATTACAAGAAGAAATACCAGGGCTCAATTTAAATCAAGCCGCCGCGTCAGGGACTTCCAAAGAAGCCGCTATGATAAGATCTCAATTAGGCGCAGAAGCCCGTCAAGCCTTTGACGCTAATCTTGTTAAAACAACAAAGGATCTTAATAATTACCTTGAAACCAGTATCCCAAAAGGAAATATCAATAAGACCGTAGCGGCTATTAAACAAGAACAATCTCGGCTTACCGGAAAAGTAGATGCGGCAGAAACAGCCGGAACGGCGGCTGTTGAATCTTTGCAAGGCGCTCGAACCCAAATGGAAACCGGTGATTTCATGCGTAACTTGCTTAAAGCCGAAAAAATCGATTCATCCAAATCGATGTCCTCACTCTGGGATAAAGTTCCAAAAAACGTTCGATTCGATACCGGTCCTTTAGAACAGAAAATAGGTGAAGTTTTTGAGAACGTCAATACCATGCTAAGTGATCTCAGTCAGATTCCTTCAGCCGCCAATAAGTTGAAGAAAGGTTTTCAGGTATTTGATCGAAAACTTGTTTCGGCGGCTGAAGAATTAAGTGTCTCCCCTGAAACAAGGCAGGAAAACATCCCAAGATATATGACAACGAACGAACTTGCGGAGCTCAATAAATCAATTACGGCGGCAGCCCGGGAAGTTGGTCCTCAAAACCGTGACCTTGCCCGCAGGCTTTATTCCCTGAAAGATGGAATCGATGATATGGTCACTCAGGCTATGAACGATCCTGCGAACGCTGAGGGGGCCACGCGGCTCAAAAACTTTTGGGATACATATCGAAAAATGCATGCTGAAAGATTTTACAGTAAACCAACCCAGCAGGTCTTGGAACGTTACGGGGGACAGTATAAAGTCGAAGCATCACAATTACCCGAACAATACTTTAAACCGGGGGCTGGGGGAGAATACGCGGCCCAACAGTTTCAAAAAGCGTTTGGTAATAATCCGGAAGCCCAAGCCTCCATAAAAGAATTTATATCAAATAAATTTTACAACGAGGTTACCAAACAGGGAAACGTTACCCCGACCGAAGCCGATATTAATCGTTGGGTATACCGGTATCAAACTGCATTAAAAAATTTCGGGTTAGAAGATAATTTTTCATCTATGGAACAAGCTTCTCAAACGCTCGCTCAAGCCAAGGCGTCAGTGAACGAATTCAATAAAGGTATCCTTGGTAAATTAATAAGCGCTGATCCGGGAAATATCCCGAAGATTATTTTTAAGGGTGATTCCCCGGTAAAGAATACAAAAATCTTAATGTCAAAAATTCGATCTTCACCAGAAGCTGTCGCCGGTCTGAAAGCCTCTACGAAAGACTTTTTTAAAGAACAGGTAGAAGGACTTCACGAACCTTTAAAAGCCGGGGAAAACATTTTCAGCAGCGCCAAGATCCATAATTTTATAAAGCGGAAGAGACCGGTTTTAAACGAAATTTATTCTTCAAAAGAAATGGCCGCCTATGACAATGTTTTAAATGTTCTTAAACGGATGTCTTTACAACAACAATCAACCGGTGGTGTCGGTTCTCCTACCGCTGAACTCTCTCAGGCCGGACTCAAGTTTCTAAGAACAATTCCGGTTTTCAACCGCCTTTATTATAAATTCGGGGTAGCTGTCGATGCTTTCTTTCAGCGGAATGAAGAATTGATAGCCGGTCACATGATAGAAGCGTTCTATGATCCGGCAAAAGCGAACGAACTTTGGGGGATTGCTCGACAAATGGAAACCGTAAAAAATCAAAGTTCGTTACAAAAAATACTCGGTAGAATGTTCGTTGTTCAAGCACCGGCGATAGCAGCAGAGGAACGGGAACTATGAGTCAGACAAACAAGTATTTAATCGACGCGGATAACAAAGTCTGGAGAATCTATGTTAACACAGATGGTGAAATCGTAATGACCGATGATTCAATAGACGACTGGACCGACGAAACTTATACTTCCGACTCTTGGACTCATTACACTTACGTTTCTTAAGGTTCTTTTATGACAACAACTTGGGAAATGACAGACTCAAACGGGGTAACATGGTATTGGTGGATTTACCCAACCGATGACGGGTATCCCGAATTAGCGTATGACAGCTCAGAGCCAAGTGGGGTTCAGGATTCTGACACCGCGGGAGAATGGGTTTTCAGAACTCATACCATGGGTGAGTCAACTTCGGGTGCCGGCGTGACATACCTTGCCTTTGAAGATAGTGGTGGGTCCACATGGTATGTTTACGCCGGCACTGACGGGGCTCCTATTATTTCAGACGTAGCCCCGGCTTAAAGAGTTGGACCTTTGTCCATGCCGCTTTGATAAACTCCAAAACGTTTTTGAGTAAGGCCTAATCCAGTATGTAATCTTTTTCCTGGCCCGAAATTAGGTTCATCTTGTCTTCTATAAACCCTTCTTTGTAACATTCCTTCCAACAAAATAAGATAATTTATAGCATCCCCGATCTTTTCATCAATAAGGTATTCAGTTATCTTATTTTCTTTTCCTTCGCACCAGTCAATTAAATCCATTACAGACACCAGATGTTTTTTGAACATCCCCCACAAAGCTTTCTCGGGGGTTTCTCCGTCGATACGACCGGCAACTTCGAAATTATGAAAACGATTTATATCAGTCGCGTATTCTTTAGCTTTAGCCGTTAGAACCTTTCGGATTTTTTCGCATCTTCGTTCTACTATTTCGTTGAAATCCATAATCGTTAATTCCTTTCAAACTGTTATAATTTCTTTGTTATCAGTAATGACGACTTTGACTTTCATAACTTTCAAATCCTCGGTTGTATAATACCTGTCCATTCTCCCACGATGATAAACTTTAAATCTCGTACAGGCATTCTTTGCCTGTTGCTCAATGCGATAAAAAGCGATGTGCCAAGTATCTTCTTTATCAGACAGCATAGCAAGACTTCGCATATTTTGACTTTTTTTTATGATTGCTTTTTCGTCGTTTGTGACGATAATGAATTTTTCTTCTGTAATAATCATAGCATACTCCTTTTTTCATAAATTTTCTTTCTTAATCCTTTCGGTATCTCCGCCCCTCCCAGCCCACCGCTTTAATTGGTAAGCCCACAGCGTAGCCGGGAACTATTTCAGCGATACGACAGAACTCTTCAAAATTCGCTTCTTTGCCGACCTCCGCGACATCCTCATCGTGAACATCCAAAACAATTGGGAATCCTGCCTCTTCATGCCTTAGCATCATGTCGGCCAATAAATCCCTACAAAATCCCTGAACAATATTTTCAGTCCAAGTTCCTCTTTTTGCTCTTACCCATGACCACTTCCTTTGAGTTGTCCCTTCTATCACCTTCATGCTTTGATAAGTAATATAAGACCTTTCTTCATCTGTTTTCTCTTTGATATGAGCATCGTAATAATGAATGACTCTCCGCGTTGGCATTAAGCATTTTAGAAACCTACTGTCTTTTTTATACTTAATTCCTCTATACGAATAAACTTGTCCAGGATTTCTGATAGCAGCAAAAATGCATTTTTCAATTTCTTTCCAAAATTTAATGGTTTCCGGGTGTGCCGCCCTCCATCTTTGCTTAATCACATCGCATGCCACAGCAGCATCAAAGGACATAGAATCGGGGTTTTTCGCTAAAAACATTCGCGCTAAATACTTTGCCCCCCAGTCTCTATCTAATTCAGCGGTCATTGCGGTCGGAAGAACGATAGCGGGTAATGTTTCCAAATCCACATTATAATTTTTAGCCATGGACGCAAAGGCACCGATACCACCGGCGTAACCCAAAGCAAGAACCGCGACCTTGCCAACCGTCCTTTGCTCTTTTGAAACCTCTTCATACGGGACATTAAATACACCGGCAGCCGAGGATTCATAAAGACCTATGCCTTGAGCGAAAGTATCAAGAACCCACTGTTCCCCGGCGAGATACGCAAGGCCAATGGCCTCAATAGCTGAAAAATCGACACAAAAAAACTGTTTACCTTTACCAGCACAAATTGACCCGCGCACACATTTTGAAGCTGTTGAAAAAATATCCCCATAAAGCAATTTGATAAAATCAATATCGCCTTGCTTAAAAAGATCCGTAACGAATTCGTATTCTTCCGGCAGAAAAGAATCTCGGGGCATATTATGCAATTGCATACCATACGCAGCCCAACGTCCCGGTGAAGCCCCATGATAGACAGACCAATGTTTTACCCTGCTGTCGGTATCAACTTTATCCGTCATCGCTGAGAATTTGGATACTGAACTTTTCCCTATTTCCGATCTTATCGCAAGAACTTTTTCAACATCTTTCGGCAAAATTCCTTTTTCTAATAACTCAGCGACCGCGTTTTTATCGATACTCGGTAATTGATACCCGACTTTATTCTCTACCCATTTCCTTAAGGCGACATGGCTGTTGGGTGTATTGACCTCGTTCCCAACGATTTCTTTAAATTCCTTTTCCAAACTGATTTTATAGGTTTCAATCGTGTTAACAATGGCTTCTATGGATTCAGTATCTACCGGGACACCTCGAAGATTTATCTTTTGGTCAAGCCGAAATATCTTCATTTCTCGTTCCGGTAACTTTCCCAAATTATCAAATATCATCTTTTCGACAATAACGTCCTGACAACAATAATTAAAATTGATTTCATAGTCTTTTACTTTATCATGCCAGTAAATATGATTTTCCCAATTGGGGTTTTCTTCTTTCTCTTTTTTCCTTGGATTTCGGGGTTTACAGCATTTGAGCATAGCCTTGTGGCCGGTCATATCCTTTTGTTGAGTAAGCCTGAGAGCCAGAGCTGCGTCTTCGAGGTTAAGAGGTAAGGCATGATATGCAAGTTGAGCTTTGATATCAAACAACTGTTCAACAGGCAGTGGTTTGGCCCCGTATCGAACCATTATTTCATTCCAAATCTCATATTCAAACATGGAATTTTGTGCAATTACCCAATCGGCCGAAAGTGTTTGCTGACAGATTGCTTCAAAAGAGATAACTGGGTATTTTATATTTTCCCGGTTGTATTTTAACTTGGTGTGATTAAACGTATCTAATTCAATGTTTTCATTTACCCATAGTAATGGATATTTATGATCAGATCGAAATAAGGACATGCAAAGAACATCGGTCGTAAAGTGTTTAGCATACCTCGAAATGCCGTGTTTCTTAATATCGCAAGCACTTCTCGTTTCAAAATCAATAACCGAATAATTCATTGCATGTCCTTTTTAAAATGTTACTGTTTAAAGTAGTGGATCACCCTCATTTCCGAACGGATCTTCTTGCCCAAAACCCTCGTCTATTTCGGAGCCCTGCCCAAACATTGCGTCGGCTGACGGGGTTCCGCCGATTTGTTCATCATCCCGCGCAAACCGAACACCGTTAAGACCGAATGATATCCCTGGGTTTTCCTGTTTCATTCGTTTATAGGCATTGATGTTCACTTCACACCAACAACCGCTGTATATTTTCGAACTGTCCATGATCTTTTGGTTTCCTTGATCAACAACAATCAAATCCCCTGCCTTGCTGTTTTTCCATTTTGATACCTTCATCATAAAATGGCCGGCAGCGGCTTCAGGATATTTCTCAAGGAGAGGTACACCCGTTGAGTTGGTGTCTTTATCGACATCTTGTACAGGACTTTTAGCATGCCCCGTAAACGGAATCCTTGGGCGTTTCGCAGAATCCGGATACTCTGATTCCATAAAAGCATCATACTCAGCTTTAATAGCCTTTAGAGAATCCATCTGCTTTTTTTCTTTTTTGTTGAACAGCATTCTAACCGATTTCGAAAGGTTTCCTTCATACTCCACCCATTCAAAAACTTCAGGATAGAGAATCCGGACTGGACACGTTGTTATTGTCATCGTTTTCTCCTTTTTCGAACATAGAATCTGCGGTGTTGACTCCCGGCCTCGGATCAGAAACATGAACTGCTATTTTCTTTCCTTCTTTCCTCGGGGCCAGTAATTTCGTCATCACATCTTCAATTACCGCTTTATCTACCTTCTGTTTTTTAAGATTAGTTTCCAATTTCGCCGGGGTTACAAACGTTTCCGGCACGAATACTTTATCTCTCGGTATTAATGTTTTAACAAAATCATAAACATTAATACCCTCTTTATAAACCTTATTTCCTTTCCTCCCTTCCACCAACTTAAAGTTTGTCGGTGCGTCTTTTGAACATTCTATTAAACGCTGCTGAATCTCACTATCGACCCTATCGGCCCAATCTCTTAAAACGGATGTTATGAGCCCAGCTCTACCCAATCTCTCAGCGGGCATCTGAGTTACGTCCGGCAATCTATGATTTGGGTTAATGGGAACAAGCGCCGTATCGTAGTCAAGCCCGGTGGGTTCAAACATGTTCTTAACGGCGGCCTCGCAGCCATTGTTTTTATACGCAGGACAAAACGTATCTTTACACCACGGGCCCGGTATACATTCGGCGTCAGGCAAAAGAGCTTTTTTAACACCGGGGATTAAAACATCATTCATCCATTGATAAAGCTCCTTGGTACTTATAGCCCATTGGGTTATATTTTCTCCATACTTGAAACGAGGTTGGACGATGTGCAAGCATACCTCTTCGATCATATTTGGGTTTTCGGGACCGATGACACCCAACGCATAAGCCATCAATTGTTCGTTTTCAAAAGCGTTATACTCCGTACCGACACCAGCTTTTAGATCCACAACATCTAACTTTCCCATGAATTCCCAGGTCGTGAAATCAGCGGTCCCTTTCATGCCATTCATTATAAAACCGAGATCCAATTTAGACTCGATAGCAAAGTCTGTGGACTTAATACCGCGGCAATAATCAATGTATACTTGAGCGCAGTCCGTAAGTTCTTCAGTTATCGTGATCTCCATAACCCCGGTGTCAACTTTCTCACCCAACCATATATCTGAATCGTTTTCGTTTTTCAGACATTGTTCACTTAAAAAATGAACGGCAGTCCCGGTTTCGGTATGAATATTCGACTGATCTTCGACAGCTTTATTGAGCTGAACATTCCCTGGGCATTTTAAATCTCGTTTAAGACCACTCGGGCTTATTAGAGAATGATCACCCGCCATATTAATTTCCTTTCGCAGACGCCAACATTTTCTTGGCGTCGGCCATCAATACCGCCCTCTTGTTTTCAGCAACATTGCTGAGAATATCCGCTTCGCCTATGATTTTAATGGAAGTCTCAACGTTTTTTTTGGCGTGCGGAGTTCCTTTTGAAGTTTGGATATACTCCATGAAGACCGCTTTGATCTCTTCAATCGAAGGCACCGGCTCTGTGCTTTTTTCGGGTTCTTCCAAAAAATCCAACGAGTCATTTTCGGCCACGCTATCTTCCTCTGCTTCTAAACCAAAAGGGTCGTCGTCCTCGATGGTATTAACTTTTTCGGAAGCTTCTACCTCTGAATTGGATGCCTGTTGAACCAAATCAAAATCCTTGACCATCTTCACCAATGTCGGGGTCCGAGTGCCGGTCTTGATCTTGATACCTCTTGCCTTCGCGAGAGCCAACCAAGCCTCGCGATTCGTATCGGGTGGATAAGTCACACCCGTATTGGGCGAGACGATTGCATTCTTCGCAATACCCGCACGAACCGTAACACCTTTTTCCACCAATGTTTCCAAAGCCGCCGCAATTCTTTCCAACAATTGATCACTCATCTTTCTCTTCTCCTTTTTGAAGTTAATATTAGAATATCCGGAAACGGATATCCCCAAGTGCTTTACGGGCGTTCATAATTCGCCTCGTAAAACTATTATCAGGCCAGCCCCAAATATTAAGGCAAGCGATTTTCCATTTACTACGGTTTAAAAACCTTCGCGCTGTTTTCTTTTTCATGGTTTAATATCTCCTTTAGGCAGTGCGGTGCAGTTGAAACAATCAAGTCTCTCACACTTCGGCAGCTCAGGCAGTGCGGTCAGGCCGGTGCAGCCGGAACAATAAAGTTTCTCACACTTCGGCAGCTCAGGCAGTGCGGTCAGGCCGGTGCAGCCGGAACAATTAAGTATCTTACAGTCCGGCAGCTCAGGCAGTGCGGTCAGGCCGGTGCAGTTGAAACAATCAAGTCTCTCACACTTCGGCAGCTCAGGCAGTGCGGTCAGACCGGAGCAGC